ACTGATGTGTGGTACTGGTGTAGGCTTTAGTGTTGAACGTAACTACATCAACAAGCTACCAGAGATTGCAGAGAGCTTTCATAAGACTGACAGTGTTATCATGGTAAGTGACAGTAAGATTGGTTGGGCCTCAGCATTCCGTGAGCTTATTGCTATGCTCTATGCTGGCAAGATACCGCAGTGGGATGTCAGTAGAGTACGTGGTGCAGGCGAGCGACTAAAGACTTTCGGTGGTCGTGCTTCAGGGCCAGAGCCTTTGATTGATTTGTTTAACTTCTGTATCGAAGTGTTCCAGAAGGCTAAGGGTCGTAAGCTAACCAGTATTGAGTGTCATGATATTGTTTGTAAAATTGCTGATATTGTAGTTGTAGGTGGTGTACGTAGGTCTGCACTGATAAGCCTCTCTAACCTCTCAGATCAACGTATGGCTAAGGCTAAGTCAGGACAGTGGTGGTTAGACGAAGGGCACAGAGCGTTAGCTAACAACAGCGTAGCGTACACTGAGAAGCCTGACTTCCAAGCATTCCTGTCAGAGATGCAGACGATGTACGAGAGTAGAGCTGGTGAGCGTGGTATCTTTAGTCGTGTAGCAGCACAGAAGATTGCAGGACGCAATGGCCGCAGAGATAATACCTACGAGTTCGGGACTAACCCATGCTCTGAGATCATCCTACGGAGTAATCAGTTCTGTAACCTGTCAGAGATTGTTGTACGCGCAGATGACACGCTAGAGACACTGAAGGCTAAGTCAGAAGTAGCGGCTATCATTGGTACACTACAGGCTACGTTGACGGACTTTAGATACCTACGTAACTGTTGGAAGAAGAACACAGAGGAAGAGGCTTTGCTAGGCGTTAGTATGACAGGTATTATGGATCACTACCTGTTGAGCAAAGGTAACTCACCGGACTTAGTTAAATGGTTGGAGGAAGTAAGAGATGTCGCTGTCGAAACTAACAAGGTATGGGCTGAGAAACTTGGAATTGCTCAGTCTGCGGCTGTTACGGCTGTTAAGCCTTCTGGTACTGTATCCCAGCTTGTTGATAGTGCTTCTGGTATCCATCCTCGCTTCTCTAAGCATTACATTAGACGTGTACGTTCAGACAAGAAAGACCCGCTTGCAGTCTTTATGGAAGCATCAGGATTCCCAGTAGAGCAAGACGTGTCATCACCTAGCTCGTCAGTGTTTAGCTTCCCTGTCAAAGCACCAGACACTAGCGTGACAGTAGAGCAGGTAGGAGCAATGGAACAGCTTCAGTTATGGAAGGCTTATCAGAACCACTGGTGTGAGCATAAACCAAGTATCACAGTTTATTATACAGATGATGAATTCCTGCAAGTAGCACAGTGGATATGGGAGAACTTTGACATCTGCTCTGGTATTAGTCTGTTGCCGTTTAGTGATCATATATATCAACAAGCTCCGTATGAGGACATCACTGCTGAGAAGTATGACGAGTTACTAGCAGCGATGCCACAGGGTGTAAGTTGGTCTGACCTAGAGAACCATGAGCAAGAGGATAACACTACAGGTTCTCAGGAGTTAGCGTGTACAGGAGGGGCATGTGAGATAGTTTAAACTAGAGATAAAACTAAGGGGCCTTAAGTGGCCCCTTTTTTATTCCTCATTATTACTCATCATCATACCCGTACCTACTCCAGCGCCTACACCTACTCCTGTAGCGCCTGCAAGTTTAGCTGTAGATTGTCTTGCTGCACTTATGTCTTCTGCTGTAGGTTGTATCTGGCTTTCTTTAAAGGCTCTTTTTGTATAGTTCTCAGGAGTCTCGCTATTCTTCTTAGGTATGCCTGTTGTGGCCTCTACCTCAGCAATAGAAGCCTTGACATTAGCTTCTGTCTTCCTTGTAGTTATCTGTTTGTTGTTATACTTACTTCCGGTTTTATAGGAGGATTCTATAAGAGGGAAAGCAGTAATTAAATGTGTACCACCAACAGGTGTCTGACCAAAAATATCATGACCATCACTCAGCATAGTGTACATATTCTGTGTTGAAGGGTCTACAGCAATAAAGGCATTCATACCACCAAGCTCTTGTTGTCTGGATACAAAAGACTGCTGAGTAAACAAATGTCCTTGTGGCTCTACCAAATCAGACAGGTTACGAGAACTAACAACATTGCCAGATTCATCACTTACACGAGCAAATTTAATCTTGCCTGTATCTAAAAGACTGTCAAACTCACTTAACAGTTTTTGTTGTGACGCTCCTAAAGTTTTACCCGCTGCTTGTTTTGCACGAGCTATTAACAAAGACTCAACTATTTTACCGTCCTGCCCTTTGATTCCTTTAGCTTTCAGAGCTGTGATGGCTGTCTTATCTAATGTTGAGCTTATCTGCATAAACTCTACCATGTCTTTTGGGGACAGTTGCATAGCCTTTTCTAAACCTTGTGACTTTCTTATGTTATTAACTGTGTTTAGATAGGTGTCTGTAACTTGACCACGCAAAGCTCTAATGATTGGAGGGCCAGTCTTTGCAGCAGCTACTGATTCAACGTAACCTAAGTTACCCGCAGCAGCAGGGTCTTTGATCTGATACTCGTAGGTTTCTTTTGGTCTTGTAACGTGTGGGCCGTCTGTTAAATGAGTTGTTGCTCTCTTTGACACAGCAGAAGGAATCTCCCCTACAACTCTAAAGCCACCACCAATGCCTTGCTCTATTTTAGATACGTCAGCTCTAGGTATTCGGCTGTCTAAGTAATTTAAAGCAATAGGGCTTTTCTCTAGCAGAGTATTCTGTGTGTCAGGGAGCTGTCTTTGTATAGACAACGCTGTATATTCTGCATGTTTACCATTCTCAGAAAGTATGTCGTTTATTTTAGTATCTGACACACCTTTTACACGCTTGTTAGCTCTTTGAGCAGCGGAGGTACTTTCTGTTATTGCAGACGGTACCGCCTTAGTAAACTCTTTACCAAAAGAAGTAAAAGGGGCTATTGGGTTCCCAGAATAAAAGTCCTTTAAATGTGTAGGCATGTTCTCAGCGGCTCTGTTAAGAACATTCCCACCGCTTTTAATGGCTCCTTTAAGAACACGAGGGCCGTATCCCAATACTGGAACAGCGCCTGCTACTCCCAACAGGCCCATGCCTAGATTTCCTTGACTTAAATCATCTACGCCTTCATACAGAGATTTAGCCTCTCCAACAACAGGCGTAAAATCAGCCGCAGTGCTTACTCCTCCTATAGCAGCTTCTCGTTGCTTTTCAGGTGAGAGACTAGCAGTGTATTGACTAGCTGAAGTAGGCTGTGTTGCCATCCTTTTGGTCATCCGTTGCCAAAAGCTACCGCCATCTGGATCTAAAGCATCACTCATTGTACAGTCTCCTCTTCTGCTTCTTCGTCTGCACCTTCGGGAGCAGTAGGTAACTTCATAAGCTCAACAAAGACAACACGGTCAGCCTGTAGAGCCTTACGCATCTCGTTGCCTAGGCTTTTCTTAGCCAGTACGTTGTCTATTTCACGTAACCCTTGAGACAGCGTTCTACGTATAGAGGGACTAATGCTACCTCGATAAGCAGCATAGCCTAAAGTACCAGTAGCTGCTAAACCTGTCAAAGCAGGAAGCATGTTTAAAAACGTAGCCCCTCCTAACACAGAAGCTGCAACAGAAATAGTACCTACTTTACCTAATGCAGTTTTAGAAATCGTTGTGTCTGTGCTTTTTAAGAAGTTTTGAAGTGTTCTTCCTAGTTTAGTGTCTGTTTCAACGGCTGCTTTAGGCAACACACGATCTTTAGAACGTAAAAGCAAGTGTTGTCTACGTAGTTTATCTAAAACAGCAGTCTCCGGCACGGCGTCAGCAACAGAATCGTTAAGGAAATCCCTCACAGAGCGTTGAGCTACCGTATAAGCGTTCTCATTGCCATCGTAAGAGGACTTACCTTGTTTCTTAGCCCATTCATCTAACTGTCTGCGAACGTCCATTACGCTGGCAGGAGAGCCGTCTGTGTCTTTAAGTAAATTAATGGCTCTGTTGTATATCTTTGTAGCTACAGCCGCAGCGTCTCCAACAAGAACAGGATTCTCTTCTAAATCACGAGCTACGCGAGCTTCCATATCGCTCACAAGTTTTTTCTTGTTGAACTTAAACTTAGATTTACCTAACAGCTTAACTAAATTGTTATGAGTTGTATTGACTTCTCTTTCTAATACTTCGCGTATTTTAACAAAAGAAGACTTAGGGTTGACATCATCAATTCGAGATAAAATGTTTACCATTTCAACTTCATCGTCTGTCGGCTCATAAACATTACGCCCCTTTTCGTCTTGTCGTAGGCGTTCTGCGCGTTTTAAATCGTTAGCTGGTGTTTCTATAGGAGTGATGACAGTGTTAAGGAAATCCCTGCGCTGTCCTGTTTCTAATTCAATAGCTCGACCATATTGTTCGTCAGCAAGAGTTCTAAGTGTAGACTTTTCTGTAGAGATAGGCTTACGAGTTAACGGAGGAGCAAACATCTCAGCGACATTAAATACGCTTTCCATAGCCCTGCCAGCACGAGGGTTATCGTTCTTCCAAGACATGTAAGCATCAAAGCCATATTCGGCTGCTTTAATGCCTGACTGCATGTAAGGGTTCTCAGCTATTGCAGTACCTACAGTAGACAAGTTATCAACTACTGTCTTTTCTACACTGTCAGGAACAAACTCACTGGCCGTCATAGCTCCTAATTTAGCACCTAGTCCAACTAGTTCTAAACCTGTACCAGCTAGGCCACGCTTAGACAAACCCATAGCCAACGCTGCTTCAGGGTTAGCAGGGTCATCAAACTCTTGACTCAACTCTTTTGCAAACACAGGAACGTCAGCAATTGTTGCACCCATAGCTTCCGTTGTCTGACGATAGTTTTCAGGAGATGTAAAGGCTGCTGGGTCATACCCTTCTACAGGAACTACAGGCTCTAGAGCTTCCAACATACCAGTAAGCTCGTTAACAGCCATCATATCCTGTGCCGAATCAGCAGCACGTAGAGCAGTAATTAGCTCTTCTTTTGTATAAGCCATCTGGTGTTCCTATGGTTGTAGGTATTTAGCTGCGTTTGGAGGTGTAGCATAATCAGCACGATCAGGCAGATTTACGTAAAAACCTTCTGCTATTTCTGCACTCATTCCCTCACCTGTAATTCTTTGTAGACGGCTTAAAGTTTTATTGTTTTTTGAAATTAAGTCCCTAGCTAAAGTTTCTTCCATATACAGAATACGACTTATAGCTTCGTTACTTAAAGCAATATCGCCAGCCGCGATACCTTTAGCAATATCAACATCTCGATCAGAAATACCACTACCAGCACCAAAAGCAGGCAGTAACTTCATTAACTGTCTTGCACGTATTGCTATAAATTCTTCAGTAGCTGCAATATCATCCATGCTTTGAGGTACTATACCTAATTCTTTAGCTAGACGAGCTGTGTTTAATCTAAATTCTGCACCAAATCCTGTTTTAACGCCTTCGTCCATTAATACTTTAGAGCGAGCATTTAAAGTTAAAACATCCGATGCTGTATTTGCTGCTTCGTTAAGTTCTAAGAATTTAGTAGTAGCTCCGTCAGTAAGCGCAGCCGCTAATGTGTTAGCTTCCGTTAACTGTTTAGTAAGTTGAGGCGCTTGCATCAAACCTAAGTCACTAGGGTTGACCCACTTCTTTGTAGTAGAGTCAAAAACTTTACCGCCTTCGTTGATGCGGAAAGGCTTGATAATCTCTTTTCCTTCGACTACTTGCTTAAAAGTTTTTAACTCAGCTTTTTCACCATTTATTCGAGCCATGAACAACGTATCAGAAAGGTTGTCAAAGTCTCCTTTTAAAATAGCCTTTACTACTTCCTCACCAGCGTTCCTAGCTTTAGCTACTTCTGCACGACCTTTACGCCCCTGCCTACTTACAATGTTACGTTCTTCAGCTTCTAAAACTTGCTTAGTGGCTACTTCTAAATCCATTCCGCTTTTAAGACCATCTAAAGTTTCCTCCAAACCCAATCTTCTGGCTTGTCCGATTAAACCTTCACGTTTATCACTTTCTATTCTACGTGCCTCAAGCTGCGCTGCAATCTTACCTGCACCAGCAGTATCACCAGTCATCTGCATGATTTCAGCTAGTTTACCTAAGTCTTCTGTCTTGTTTAAATCTAAATCACCCATGAGCTTCTGCAACTGAGCTGCTTGTGCGCCCTGTGGTGGTTGTCCTTGTATGCTTCTCATGCCACCCTGCATCATATTGGCAGCGTTAGCGCCTAAAGCTAACTGCTGTTGCTGTACGCTTAAACTAGGGTTGATCTGTTGGCCTGCGCCACCTGTTAACATACCTTGTAAATCTATAGCCATTGTCTTATCTCCTAGTTAAACAAATCATACAGTGCTTGTTCTTTTTCTGCGTCTGATAACTTATCTATTTCAGACGGATTAAGAGTAAAGTTAGGTTTATCTTCACCAAAACCAAGAAGCTCCTTACCCCAATCAAGTACACCACCTAACATACCACCGCCTGCTTCAATAGGAGTTCCACCTAATCTACCAATCATGGCATTCATTAGCTGCTCTTGAGCTGTCAGAGGTTTACCCACTGCTCCAGTCATAAGGCCCTGTAGCTGCTGCTGTTGTAGCAGGTTAGCCATATTAGCACCTTGCATATAGGACTCAAGACCTCGACCACCAGCCTGTGATTGTAACTCTGCACCGCCAAGCTGACCTTTAGCTGCCAGTTGCGCGGGTACACCTGATGCACCAAACAAGTCAATAGCTTGACGTTGTGGGTTATAACCAGCTTGCTGCAACATACCACCTAACTGACCAGCCTGTAGCTGCTCTGCTTGTGATTGTGTCCTAGCAGCAAGGTTAGCGTTAAGCATAGACTCTTGACGAGCCTTCTCGTAAGCCATCTGCTCTGGAGTACCACCGTACATAGCTGTCTGAACACCCCCACGACCACTAGAGAACAAGTTCTCCTGCATCTGTAGACGCTGACGTTCCTCTTCAGGCTGCTGTGTGGCTCTTATCTGCTCATAGAGGGCTGATTGTGCTGCTGCGGGGTCTGCACCTACTTGACCAAACAAGCCTCGTGACTGACCTAATAGCTGCTGCTGCATAGCCTGTTGTTCTGGAGATAGGTTAAGATTAACACCACCTTCAGGAGTAGTCTGTACATTGGCTAGATTAGATGTTACACCAAAAGGACGGAACTGAGACTGGTCATAGGCTCGTTTGCCCATAGCCTCACCCAAGCCTAGACCTGCTTGACCTGTGGCCATAGCGCCTTCAATGCCCTGTTGTCCAGCGTAGTAGCCACCAGCGGCCTGTAATGCCCCGCTAAGGTCATTGCCTAACAGACCACCTAACAACGCACCACCATAAGCCATAGTGTCGCTAGGGCCGCTTGTAGAGGCTGCTGGGCCTGTTAGGACATCGGTTGTGTATGGGTTTGCCATATTGTTTACTCCGTTATTTATAAAGCCGCCCTGTCCAGTCTGTGGATCATAGGCTGGCTGGTCATAGGCTGGCTGGCTAAATGCGCTATTTGCATAAGGACTATTACTGGCACCAGCACCACCTAGTAAGCCACCGCCACCCATGTTACCAGCCATAGGGGGTTGATTAGAAGGGTTAAGTTGATTATAGTAGTCTTGTGCGCCTGCGTTATTATCAAAATAACTCTTTAAGTTATTCCTATAATTCATAGTAGTAGAACCGCCTGTTCCCTGTTGACCCGTTATTGGATCAATGTAGAACGGCATGTCTGTCGAGGCGAGTCTTGGTTTTACAGGCATGTCGCTAAATGCGCTATTTGCATAAGGACTATTACTGGCACCAGCACCGCCCATTAAACCACCGCCACCCATGTTACCTTGTTGTTGCTGATAGAGTTCTGGGCCAAAGGTATGCAACTTAGCGCCACCCATGTTACCTTGTTGTTGATTGTTATTAAAAGAAGGTATCTGTTGAGCATTAGGGTTTTGATCTCTAAGTCTACGGGGTGCGCCTTGAATAGCCATCAGTAAGACCCACCAGTAATTGTGTCAGCCGTTAGTGTACCTGTTACGTTTACGGTGGCGGCTGTGACAGTACCTGTAAATGTAGGGCCAGCAGTGTTTGCTTTAGTAGCACTGGCTGTAGCTATGTTGTTAAACTCAGTGTCGATCTCTGTGCCTTTAACAATCTTGTTGGGATCACCCGAACTTAGGGAGTCCTTAGTTGCAAAGTTAGTAGTCTTTGTGTAGTTGGACATTAGATAAGTCTCCCTAGTAGAGCGTGTATGTCAATTTTTTGAATAGAAAAAGGTGAATCGTTAACTTCAGCTTCAATACCAATAGTCACTACCTCACCGTTACCGCTGGTGTTGACTTTAGGTGTTTGAATAACAATAGACGCTGTGTACTCGCCTGTTGTGTTGTACTCTGTAACTCCGTACTCAGCAGCGGAAGCAGTACCAAAAGTCAATGCTTGCTTAGTGTAATCAGAGGTGTAGTCATAGCCCCAGTTAAGCGTTGACTCTGTGTTCTGACCACCGATAATAGTCACATTAAACTTCTTTAAGAACTTTAGATTAGAAGCGTTGCCAAAGTCTAACGGGTTGCTGAAGTAACGCATCTGATATTTAGTAGTACCGTCTAGGTATGTAGCGTACTCGACAATGCCTTCATCGTGTCCCATGTACAAATGATCGTCTGCAAAGATAGAGAAAGAAATAGGTTTAATAGCAGTCCATGTTGTTGCACGATATGCTCCGTTCTCTAAAGCCTGTCTTAGATCAAAACAATAGACTAGAGAACTGTCAGGGAAGGTTATCAAGTAGAAAGCGTCTATCGGGCTGTAGATGGACTTAATAGCCTCTCTGTGACCGTTAGCGTGATTCTCTTGTGACAGTGTTTGCAACAAGTCAGATCGTACATTTTTGCTAATATCATTCAGAGGTAAAGACTTTTCTTGAACAACACGTCCTAGTGACATGACACCACGACTAGATAAGAAGAACAGATCACTACCTGTAGACTGTACAGAGTCTCTAGCAACACAACCAACACCTTCAATAGTGTCGTGTAGCTTTAGATCAGAAGCAGGACTCTCAGCGCCTGTGTAGATGATGATGCTTTTCTTACCAAAGATAATTAGGAAGCCGTTATGCTCTGCAAGCGACACAACCTCATCAAAACCTGTAGGCCAGACGGTTGTTAAATCTACAGAGCCTGCGGAACCACCCTGCCAATTATCGCCAGCTAGTAAGGAACTCCAGTAGACTACGTACTTGTTATCAGCTAAGTCACAAGTCCAAATCCTACCAAAGGCAGCTAAGACTTCATTGCCTTGAGGAGCTGAGCCACCGCCTGTAGAAGTTAAACCAGCAAGTGTAGACGTACCTGCCACGCTTAGTAAAGGCTGGTGTCCTTTCTGGTAAAAGTAAACATCGTTGTTAAATGACATTACTTTCCAGTTGTTGTCACTGATAGTGTATCCAACAGGTAGGGTTACTTCAGTAAGTGTAGTAGTTCCTGTAAATATCTTGTTGTTACCGCAGCTAAATACAGTTGTTACACCTGCTCTGCTAATAAACTCAAAGACAACTTCAATGCCACGGCTAGTGCCTAGGACTGCTGCACCGTTGGTAGTGATTGTTTTGTAGCCTTTACGCGCAGCAATACGGCCTAGCTTATCAATGACACAGTTGTCAGCAATAGAGGCGTAGGAAGGATCAAGACCAATAGGTGACTCTTGAGTGTTTAACCCAAAGAATCCTGGCGCTGCTACTGTAATGTTCTGTAATGGTTGTGCCATTTAGGAGTACCAGATAGTTTCTTCAGGGTGTTGTGAAGCATCAATAGCAATAGCATCAGCAAGTGTTCTGTCGGCTAGACCAAACAACTCTGCTGCGCTTGTACCTTGTGTCTCTCCACGCTCTCTAGCGCCTAATGCTGTAGCTAGTTGTACCACAGCAGAGGAGGGGATAGTCATGTTGTCAGTGTCTTGAGTAAAGTCCGATGTACGTAGAACCACGTTAAAGCGTAGCTGGAACACACCGCTAGGCTTAGGGTAGACATCAACAGCGTTGTCGCCGTTAGCATCTACACCGTTGAAGCTGTAGAACTGTGGTGAACCAATAGGGGGTGTCTCGATCAAAAAGGCATTGTCCATCCAACGTGAAGGACGGTACTGCATAAAGAAGTCTGAGGTGTCGTTAATGACATCTAAGAGCTTCATACGGTTCTGAGAGCCTGTTAGGACGTAGTTAAAGGTGTCTGATGTTGTTGAGA